TTTGATACAAATAATTCTCTTATTTGATCAGGTGTATATTTTCTTTCAAGTTTATTAAAGAAAAATTTATCTCTTCTCTTTAAAAAACTATCAGTCTTAGCACTCACTTTACCATTATATTTAAAATAATCATATGAAGTTGTAAAATGGTTCTTTACAGCAAGATAAGTTTTATATGCATTAAATCCTTCGTATATGTTATTCATTGGCTCTAATTAATCTTAACTCTTTTGCTTCTTCCTTCAATTGTGCTTTTATTTTTTGATTAACCAACTTAGCTGCAGATTCAATTTCTAAATCATTCTTTTGACAATAATCCGTTATAGCATCTAAATAAGTAATCTCTTTTGTTTCTACTACTTCAATAATTATCTTACTGAACTTAGCAGTCGTTAATATGTTAATCATTTGTTCATTTTCCCTACGCTTTTTCTTTGAATATCTTCAGATAAAAGCTCGGGCCAATAAATCTCAAATGCAATTGTGTCTTTATTTGCTTTAAACAAATGATACTCTCCTGGTTTAACTGACATAAAATCTCCTGGTCCTAAAACCGTTTTGTCAATTAAATCATAGTCTTTTTTTATTACATGAATCTCTAGTTCTCCTTCTTCTACAAAAAATCCATTCCATTTATATGAATGTTTATGGGTGCTACATTCACCACCCTTATTTACTTCAATTCGGTGAAACTCTACCACAGGATTCTGCAGTAGAGATTCTGTTACTCCCCATACTTTACCAGCTTTCAAATTTAATTCCTTTCTGTATAAAAGATATGGTCTTCATGTTTAACTGTATACAACTTTTCTTTTGCCCAATAAGGCTTAACATAAGTTGCATGATACCACAAAGCACCATCCGTTACATCTTGCATATCATACCCTGATAATACTTGATGGGCAACAGCTAATGCTAATTCGTAGGCATCTTGGTCTCTGATTATATCAGCTTTACCATCACAGTACCAACTAAATTGACATCTGTCTTTTAATGGTACTTCCTTATTAAGTTTCTCCTTATACCATCTGCTAAGCTGTGCTTCATACACAACACCACAAACTGTATTAGGAAAGTCTTTATGTTGCACTCTGTTCATTACAACTTGACTTACTGCAATTTGAGCTAGGATCGATTGGTTCCTAGCTTCAAAGTAAGCGTTCTTTGCTAAGCAGACTATACTCTCTATATCTTTCTCAGCAGTTTGGTCTCCTTTATAATATTCATTCATTATACGGAGACGTGTTTCCAATGGAACACCAGGTTCATTAGTTGCATCATAAGCAGATAATAATCTTGGTGGTCCTTCGTCTAATTTCTCTTTTACCTCTTCAGGTGTTTCCATAGTAGCTATTGAAAAGAACATGTATACAAATCCTAAAATCAAAAACCACGTTGGGATTCTAAAGTTTGGTAATCTCATAAAACCTCCTTTTTAGACGTTAAATATAAATTATAATGGAATTGTTTAAATAAGTCAACTAACTTTTAATGTTTTGAAAAAACGCACGAATATTTATGTTATCTCTTCCTTGCATCCGCATTTTACCTCGTAGTCTTTAATTGCAGCTTTAATAGCATCTTCAGCTAGTACTGAACAATGTATCTTAACTGGTGGTAGAGCTAACTCATTAGCTATTGATGTGTTTTTTATTTCTTTGGCTTCGTCAGTTGTTTTTCCTTTTACCCATTCGGTAACTAACGAGCTAGAAGCTATTGCGGAACCGCAGCCAAAGGTTTTGAATTTAGCATCAGTAATCATTTTAGTTTCGTCATCAACTTTTATCTGTAGCTTCATTACATCACCACAAGCAGGAGCACCAACTAATCCTGTGCCCACTGTTGGATCCTTTTTATCCATGGAACCTACATTCCTTGGCTTTTCGTAATGATCTAATAATTGTTTACTATATGCCATAATAATATTTATATAACTTTAAGTTCTTCCGTTATTCTCTTAACATAATCTTCTCTAACCATATCACCTTCATGAATAAAGAGATTACATGAACAATAAGCACAGTTTCTACCCTGTATAAGGTAGTTTAAAACACTATGTTTATAGTCTTTGAGCTTATCATTGTACTTAATTAATGGTAAGGTGTCAACACCATTTTCATCTAAAATTTTTATTGAATTGTAAATAAAATCTGTTGTATCTTGATGAGACAATCCACATATATTAAGGAACTCAATATATTTTTCTTTACTTCTATTGTAAAGACTATACAGTAAAGAATATACTGTTCCTAATTGATGTTCTAACTCTTCTGATTCAAATAAGTCTGCAACATCAGTAACTAATCCTTCAGGTGTACAATCATTGATAGCTCCTTTATCCCATAAGAAGTTCCAATCAGTTTGCAACATATAATCTAATAGTTCTTTTAACTTTTTTGGATCACCGTCATCTTCAACATAACCTTTTCGTCCACATTTATAATCCATCTTAAAATAATATTGTTTGTTAATATGATCATAATTAATTACATCAAATATTTCTACTGATGATCTTTTAAACGATTTTGAGTTGTCTGTTATAGTTCTTTCTTTTATACTACAACCACCAACATGATCAGGAAAAAAAGGTTGATACCTTGCTTGAAATATTCCTGTCTTACCAATCCAATTTTTATTTGAAACTTCATATCCAAGATAAAAGACTCCAGTATCTTCAACATTAGTATAAAGATCTTCGTCTTCTATTTTAACTGTATGGTGAGAAAGATAAGGTATACCAACACCTTTGTAATAATGTCGTTTACCTTTCCACACACGACCACTAATATGATCCAATGTGTCATTGATCTCTAATTGATTAACTTGTTGTCCTTGGGGATTGTAGATTGGTACAGAAGTTGACATAATGCATTGTACCATATTTTAGATAGGAAGTCAATGGGCTAGTATCTCAGCAGACTTAGCCCATGACAAAACGAAATTACTTCTCAGCGCAAGCGTAAGAATTAATTTCAAGACCTACACAGATTTCTGTGATTTGTGGTTTATTCCAAGCCATTATATGCTCCTTATTAATGTTAATATAATTATGTTAACATTGAATCCGGTTGTCACCATGACCGCGGTCCTTCAATGTAATTATTTAGAATATCATACTACATTATATCTGAACCTACGATTAACAGCTCGTTAAGAAAACCCGGTTTTTCGATTTTATTTTATAATAATCAGTGATTAGAAGTATTCACGAAACTTATCGAGTGGTTTTTTTAATGGTTTATAGACACTCATTATAAGTTCTACATGATCATCTAACTTCTTTTCCATTCGATCAATTTGTTTTTGAAGTTTGTCTATCTTCTTTTCTAGATCAGACACTGAAGGATTCTCCACATCCACATGAAGATTTTGTTAATGGATTATTAATTTTAAGAAAGCTACCCATCAATTCTTGGACATAATCTATTTCACTACCCATAATATACATCTCAGCTACTTTATCTATAACAAGTATAACATTATCTTTAATTGGGTATACAGAATGAGAATTATCGTAGTTATCAAGATACTCCCACTTATAACTAAATCCTGCACATCCACCTCCCGAAACTCCAAATGAGATTATATCTTTGTTATTCTTCTTGGCAATTGAATACAAATATTCTTTTGCACTATCTGTTACTGTAACTATCATATGTAAACATATTTCCTAAATTATCATTTGCCTCAATATAAACTTCTCTGTTGTGAGTGTTTATTGGCATCATAAAAAAAACATCTTGAGCGATACCAATAGTTCCATTATACTCCCATGCAAGAGTTCCGTCAACCCACATTTTTACATTCTCAATATACTCAGCAGGAATCTCAGTTCTTGATAATTGATCAAATTGCATACCCGAATAATTAGGATGCCATATTTTTATCTTTGTCCAACCTTGTGTCTGTATAAGATTTATAGTACCAAAAGGTTTATCTGTTGTAGTAGCAGGAGGTGCAGAACATCCACCAGCTGCTTTTATGAATTGCTTGTTGTATCTTTTGTTGCCATAACTATCTTCCGATACTAATGTCAAATAAGTATATGCATTTACTCTTACATTAGTCATAACAAATGGTTCTATATTGTGAAACTCAAACTCAGCACAACAAGGAGTTGGGTTGTCATCTATAATTAAAGTTAACTTTGTAAAGTGTTGGATCCCAATACCAGAATCTCTTAATGTTACTCCAACACCAGCTGGATCTATTGCTCTGTAAGGTGCTTGTATTTGTACACTTTGATCATAAAATAAATAGTCGTTACCAAACGTATCTTCTTTTAACCAATCATCCCAGGTTGAAGTTTTGGCATATAGTTGAGATGCAAGTAAAACAATGATTGCAAATAATGCCATCATCACATACATAAACCATCTTAAAAACCAATCTGGGTCTCTTCTTCTACTCATCTATTTCTCCAATCTCTTTTATCGCCTCTCGGCTGTGTTACTTGTTTCATACATGTATGATCACTGTGTGTTGTAATAACAAACTCATCTCTTTCTTCTTTATAATCTTGACATCTGTAGTGACACTTAACAGAGTCTTCACCAAAGAAAGGTTCTACTCTTTTCTCCTTTATTAAT